CATTTGAAGGAATGCAAGAGTTTACTAAACTTAACTTAGGACGACTTATATTTGGAATTGGTGGTCTTTCTGCATTGCTTGTAGCAATTGGTGGATTGTCTATGCTTGCAGGGCCAGGATTAATTGCAGCTGGACTAGGAATAGGACTAGTAATGAGTGCATTAGTAGTCATGGGAGCATCTTTAGGAAGTTTTGCAGAAAACATTAAACCTTTTGAAACTTTAAATACCAGTAAAATTGTAGGTAATATAAAAGAAATATCTTTAATTTCTAAAGACATAGGAAATTTATTAAAAGAATCTTCTGGTGGTTTCTTTAGTAATCTTGGAATTATGATTACTGGTCATCCTCTTGCAAAATTAACTGAAGCACTCCAAGGTTATGACACTGACATGAGACAATCTATTGATAATTTAAGTAGTTTAAAAGGTGCATTGGCAGACTTTGAAATACCACAAACAACTATGGGACAAGCAATTGCAGACTTCTTTGGAGTCGGTGGTGTTGACCAACTAGAAAATCTTGCAACAATAGAAGTAACGCCAGGTATTGGAAATGAAATAAGTCAACTTGCAACTGGTGTTGATTTGATAGCAAATGCATTAGGTGGTCTTGATAGTGATAAAGTTGATTTACTTGGTGACTTAAAAAACAATCTCAGAGGGATGTCTTCTGTTAATTTAAACTTTAATGCATCTGGTGTTGCAACACCATCATTAACTGGAGTAGATACAAGTGCAAGTATGAATGCACCTGTAATAACACAAATGGTATCTAATCCTACTCAAAATAATACAAATGTTAGACAATCATATAGTGCAACTGGTTCTAAGATGGGTCAACACTCCTCTTTGCATTATCCAAGTCTAGGTTAACCCCATATCTTTACCCCAAGGCCCTTCATAGTTAGGTGAAGGATACTTATCCTTTCTTTTATATTTAGTTTTGTCTTGATGGACTTGAGTCTGTCCATGTTTTGGTGTTTTCTTATGTGGTTTAACCTTTGGTTCTTTCTTACCAAATGCTTTTTCCCAGTTATCTTGAAACTGTTTATCACTGACCACTGTAGGTCTCCTTTTAGAACCTTTTCCCATGATTAATTAGAAGTGTTAGGAGCCCCTCATTTTTCCCGCTCTCTAACTTGATATCCACTGCCGCAACGATATCTTGCCTCGATTGTATACCCAAACCTCAACCATCCTACTTGGTATAACTCACTCGTCAATAACACGAGTCCCCTAAATCAATCCTTTAGTGCATAGTATATTTATAAATCAATTTACTTTGGATTGACAATCCTTACACATCATTTGCAAGTTTTTGAAAGTATGAGATTGACTCATCTTCATCTACATCTGTTGTAGCAGTTGTAGGTTCTGCAATTGTTGGTTCTGGACTTGGAAATGCAACATCATCAAAGTCTGATGCAGTTGAAGCTGCAGTAGCAGTCGATGCTGTCATTCCTAAAACTCTGTCGAGTTTTTGTTTCAGTTCATCATAAGATTTGAACTGGTCTGGTGCAATCACCTCTTTTAGAGAATGTTGACTATTCCAAACTGCTTCCATTTGTGCATCATCTTCTGATAATGGTTTTGGAGTTGAAAATTCAGACTTATCATAGTTCCAGTAACCATCTACTTTACGAACTTTAATTTTAAAGTCTGCACCTTCCCACAAATCAAAAGGATTCATTGGTGTTTCATCCTCAAACTGTGGTTGCATTTTGTCTTTCAACATTTCAAAGATTTTCTTTCCATATCTGAACAGTTTGACTTGTCCTTCATTCTCTGGATGTGTTGGGTCAGAAACGATAAGAACATTAGACACATAGTGCAATCTTCTTTTTTGTTTCCTAGCAATATCTTTGTTTGCCTCTAATCCAGTATTCCACAATTCAGTATTGTGTTCTGATACTGGGTCTTTTTCATTAAGAGTAGTCAATGACTTCTCTATATACCATCCACCTGGCCCTTGAAAACCATGGTCGAAGTATTGAACCCATGGCATATCTTCACCTTGGGATGCTGGTAAAAATCTTACAACTGCATAACCATTACCAGTTTTATCTAAATCGATTTTCCAGTATCGGTCATCATTGTATGATTTGGTTTCAGTTCCACCAGAAGTAGTTTCTAGTGTTTTTTGTAAGGTGTCGAATCCACCTCTAGATTTTTTTAAGTCTTGAAATGACATAATTATATCCTCGTATTAGCATTGTATTTGCATTTTATTATTATTGTATTAGAACAAGTATTCATCCAATGGAGAAACACTTAATTCATCCTTCATTATATAATAGTCTATGTTTGGAAATCTGTCAACTAAAGTTTTTAGTTGGTCTGTTTGAGATATCCAACCTTGGTCACCAGTCTCAACAAGTCTGTTGTTTTCTGGGTCGTCTTCTGTCCCATAACATCGAGTTCCAGCATAGATGTTATTATATTTAGTCGAATCGTAATTCCAAATAGAATCAAATCCGACAAAAACTACATTATTGTAGTCATGGTTCATAGATGCCATTGCAGCTGCAGTAGTACCACAAAACCAATTTTCAAAAAGATGGTAGTCATCATATGGCCCACCTACTTTTGAAATCTTATAGTCATCCTCTATTCCTATGGCTTGCATTTCTAGGATACCAACATTACCATTACCCTTTCCATGCATAGTCACTTTAGAATGACTTGGGTCTATCCATTCTCTTACTGGAACACCCATTGTTTCTTTTATTACATTGTATTCTTCATGTCCTAATGGGTCATCCCATTCACCAGAAAAATAACAGTGATTATATTTTGGATATGTTGATTCACAACACTCACCCATAATACTGACATCTATAATAGTAAGATAGTCTGGTGTATAGTCACGATATAGTGCATTACACCCCCATACATCCCCGCTAAGGACATTTAAATCTAATCCCTGTCTAGATGTCCCATTTCCTATAATGTATGCTGTATGACCCTCTGAGAGGTTCAAATAGGATACAAAGTCTTTCTGTGTATTACTTCTTTCTAATACTTCAACTGTCATATATTTCTAATACTTTTTCTTTTAACTTTTTATTATTGTATCCAATAAAACTTTGAGTCTTTTGTATCCTTCTTTTGAGTTCAGGCCAGACATACTGTTCTGTTATATTTACGCTGGAACTCCATCCAACAAGGGCATCGAGTAATACTCCAGTGGGTAAGGATATGGACTTGGATAAAATATTGTTAACAATGATAGGATGACTAGACTTACTAGTATCAAATAGATTCCCCAAAACTGTGTCAAGTGAATGTAGATATCTGATATCTTTTTCAAAACAGTAGAGTAAAGATTGGTTGTATTTTTTCCACTCTGTGTAATTTTCTTTTGCTTCTTCGCCATATAAATCTCCTATCCAATAGTCTTTATGCATAAAGTTTGCAATATAGAAGTCTTTAAGAGTTTCTCCATGTTGTTTTCGTAACTTAGAGAATTGAAACTTATCAGACCTTTTGAGAAAACTCTCAAACGATGCACTAACTTTACCATTATATTTGTTAAAATCATAATCTGAGTTGTAATGTAATTTGATACCGAGGTATAGTTTATATGACTCATATCCAAATCTTGCATCCACCTATTAATACCTTCCACTTCTTTTGTAAGCTTCCAAGGCTTGTTCTTCACGAATCTTATCAATCTTAATCTTTCTCTTCCATGCATTGATTTTCTTCTGTCTCCTTGAAGAAGGTTTCTCATAGTATTGTCTTTCACGAACCTCTGCAACAACACCACTTCGTTCACATTTCTTTTTAAATCGTCTCATTAAGACATCAAATGGTGGTGGGCCTGATGGTTTTTTGGGTTTTCTTCCCCATTCTTTTGACCTTTGTGGTCTACGATTGTTATATGGTTTCATATTGGTAATTTACCTTTTCCTTTTTTTGCATTTGGTTTTAACATATTATAAGACATTGCATCAACTTCTATTTTTTCTTTTAGAGGTGGTGTTATCAAATTCTTTACTGATTCTGGGTCTAGATGTTCTTTTTCACAGTAGTATATGATTGCATCTATGTAATTAAGACCCTTTTCTAATACAACTTTTTCTATTGCTTCTGCAAATCTTTTTTTAGTTAGTATCATTATTATTCTTATTTGTATATGCAGATACCCATTTTGCACCATCTTTTTCTGCTTGTTGGAATACTGCATTAGTTACCATAATTGGTATAAGAACTGCTAAGTGAATAATAATTGACCAAACAATACTATATCCTATCCAGTTCATCCAGTGTAATGCGACTACACCAAAGTAACAAGACCACATTACAAATAATGCTAATGTAAAGTATGATTGAATTGAAGGGTCATGTATGTGTCTTAATGGATTGTATCGATTGTCCATGACAAGTCTCCAACAATCAACAACCCAAAAGAGTAATCTTTTTATAATATCCATAATATAATTATACTACCAAACTCTATATTGTCAAGTCTTTAATATCCATATCCATTTGGGTCTTCCCATTTTTGGTTATGTTTTCTATGTGCAGTTTTTTCTTCCCAGTTTTCTACTGCTTTCTTGATTCCTTCTTCTGCAAGGACAGAACAGTGTAGTTTAATAGGTGGTAATTCAAGAGCTTCTGCAATTTCTTTATCTTTAATTTGTTTTGCTTGTTCAATTGTTTTACCTTTGAGCATTTCAACAAACATTGTCGATGACGCAATTGCACTTCCACATCCATAAGTTTTGAATTTGACATCTTCGATTAAGTCTCCATTCATCTTAAGGTCGAGTTTCATGACATCACCACATGCTGGAGCTCCAACTAGTCCAGTTGCAACATTAGGGTCTTTAGGGTCAAACCTACCGACTGCATGTTTTTCTGGATTGTTTAGAACAGATTCGAATCTATCTACAACTTTTTTACTATATGCCATAATTTTTTTTAAAATTGAGTTTATAACTATTATAAATATAAATGATAAATATCTATAACTAGATAGTATATCACTATTTTAACCCTATAACTATTTATAAGGAGAACAACTCTCATGAGTCGTGCTGTTAATTATATTATTGAACATCGATGCGAAATTTGTGAAAAAATACGAGACTACTTTTCATTCTCATTTTTCATGTTAGCACCATTAGCAATACCATTTTTAATAATGTGGATGGCAAGTTACTAATTTAGTAACCATACATTCCTTTATAACTATCTCTAAGTTCTAATAACTTAGTGTGGTAAACCTCACTCGGTTTTTCCACAAACAACTGACTCGTTCCATTACTCACTGCTATCAAGGTGATAATGTTCTCTACCTTCTTACCAGTTAAATCCTCAAACATTTTTGCGTATGCAGTTTCCTGTATAAAATAGTTTTGTATCCATTCTGTCTTTTTTGGTTTTGCACTGGTCTTAAAATCGATGACTGATATCTCACCTTCCCATTCTGCAATACAATCTACTCTACCAGCAAGTTGTAGGTTATGTGAATAAAGTGGTGATTCAAGTGCATGAACAGTTCCAATTTGATTTAATTCTTTTTCTACTGCAATAAATGCTTGTTGTGTAGTGGGCATTGCACCCTTAAACTTTTCTTCAAAGTTATCATTTCTAATATAGTCTTCAAATAGTTGGTGTGCAGATGTTCCATGTCTTGCAGATTGAGTTGATATTTTATTTGCTTGTTTTTCACCAACTCTTTTTCTCCACTTCTTAATTGCTTCTTTATTTAGAAGTCCAGTAACAGATGTTACCGAAGGATACTTCTCACCTGTTGGTGTAACATAGTATCTTTTACCATCTATATTTTCTGTAGGTAATGATTGAAAATCATAATCTAGTATTTCAAAAGTCTTCATGGAAATATTCTTTGTGGTTTTACATCTTCTGTCATTTTGTCAAGTTCATCGATGTCATGTTTACCATAAATTGTAACTTTAAATGTATCATCTTTCTTTAAAAATTCTACCTCAAATGGTAGTTCATAGCCTTTACCTTGTAGTATAGAAACTCTATCATTGAACTCTCTGTATTCGTCTCTCGTTAAAATTGCACTATTATTGACCATCATTATAACTCCCATATTGTTTTGAACCAATTTCACCTTTGTAAGCAATATCAAATGATATCGATACCGAAGGTCGACCACCATTCCATGTCACTGAATGACCTATCCAAGGTGGATGTATAATCACACTACCTTGAGGCATATTAGTGAAAGGAATAAAATCTGAATTAAAATCTGAATATATTTTTTCACCATCTTCATTTTTACGATGTTCTGGTAAATATGCATTTTGATATCCAGCATTAGGATTTTGATACCATGTAGTATGATTTCCATCTACTGGAAAAAATGTTCCAGACCATGAACAATTTTGATGAAAGTGAACTGGTAAATGGATTCTAGTGTCATCATATATATTTAACCACATTTGATTAACCTTCATAGGTTGTTTAACAAAACCAACAGCATGTATTAAGTAATCTGCACATTCTAGTATTTTTTCTTCTAATTCTGGTTCATTCAAATTTATTACATTTGGTAAAATTACATCTTCTCTATTGTGTCCATGAAGCCATTCAGCATCTTCTGGTTGATTATACTCATAATCTATTTGACCATAAAAAAATGGTGTTGTAAACATTGGCATTACTTGTTCATTCTTCATAATATGTTGCAGTATATGTGCTAACCTGCTCTCCTGTTTCAACTATTCTTTGGACTCCTTGTGAAGTAATAATGCCCTCATCATTTTCAAAAGAAATATTTTCTGTTTCTAATGTTTGTCCTACAAGAATTTCTTTATCATGTGTTGAAGAGAAATTAATCATTGGACAATGTTTTCTTAATGTAAATAGACAATTAAAATCTGATGTTGTATTACATACAGCACTTCTTGCTGGGCCTCCCATTTTTGTTCTAGGCCAAAGTTCTACTGAATGAAAATCTTTTACAGTTAAAAGAGTAATTGCTCCAACTCCTTTTCCATCTTTCATTCTCCACTTCCATCCCCAATAAAAATCTGGGTCAATCCAATTACATGATATGAATTGATGAATTCCAGATGGTTTATTCTGATTTTGATTTTCAGAAAAAATGTTTTTTCCTTTAACCCATTTCCTTTCCTTGTAATCTATTACATTCTCATCACTTGGAAAAATGTTGAACCCTTCTTTTTTAATATATTCTTTTATATTCACTCTGGTATTTTTCTTTTCTTTCTTTGTTGTATATCTACATGTTTTTTGATGACTTCATCTGTCTTAACTTCTTTTGAACTTCTTCTCTTAATACTTTTTGCAAGGTCTGACCTAGGATGTTTATCTGCAACTCTATGAAGAACTTCATTGAATCCACCACTACCACCAAGACCTGTTCTAGAACCAACTTGAGAAACAATATTAGGACTTCCTATAACTTGTTTTAAATGTGGATTACCTTTTTTATATTCTTGTAAGTCATCCCATGACATAAACACATCATGTTGTTCTCCTGTTTCAGTATCTTCTAAAGTATATGTTGGCATTATGATGCATATCCCGCGTGTGTTTCTATTTCTTGAATTTCTGAAATAGTTCCTATCATAAAATCTGGTATTTTTCTATTAGTCCATTTTGCAAAATCTTTTTTGTATTTTACATAGTAGTCTCTATATGCTTCTACCACATTTTTTTGTTTGACATCATCAGGCATTGCAAGATATGGGTCAACAAATGTTTTAACATCAATTTGCATAGGTGGTGATGCAAGCATTCCACGAAGTTTTAAATCTGTCATATGCACTTTACCATAACGATTTGTATATTCATAACATAAATGTTCCCACATTTCATACAACCAATTGTAATGATTTTGTGATTCTCTTACCCATAGATTACTTGGATGATTGATGTGTGATGCTTTGTATAATAGTTTTTCATGATTCTCAAGTGGATGTTTCCATCTTGCAATCCTTCTATTGTTTGCAGTTCTACCTTCATAAGGTTCACCATCAATAACACGATGTGCAGTAGACATAAGTTGTGCATACTCAATAATCATTTTGCATACATGTTTATCACAATGCATTTCTGCACATGTTTTTGGGTCTTTGTGTAAGTAAAAAATATTCATAATATAATTATAACCTCATAGTTATTTTTTGTCAAAGAAAAAAGTTGCAGAGTTTCTAGGAAATGTAGCTTCCCAAGATACACCTGTAACTTTATGAAAAATATCTCCACGAAATACTACTGCACTACCACCTTTTGGTATTGTCATTGCACGACAATAGTCTAAATCATCATTAAAGAATAATGTTTCTCCACCCCACTTTCTTAAATCCCAATTATTTCTAGAATTAAAATAAACTATTGCACTGTAATCCATGTAATCTTGATGTGTCCATGAACTATCTCCATGTTGAAATGCATGAACATAACAGTTGTTGTAATCTTTTACTTCGAGACCTAATGCTTTCTCAAAATGTGGTTTATAATGATTCCATATATCTTCTACTGTTCCATGTATTATTGGATGATGTTCAAATATGTTTGTATCTAATCCCCATTCTTGTCCTTCTTTATCCCAATAAGGTTCGTTACCATCATCTTTTTGTTTATATGCTGTTGAAGCTGCTTGTTCAAATGCTTCTTGACTTCGAGATACATTCATATACCATGAATTTCTTTCCCATGTTCCTGTTATCATAGGAGAGAATCCACCCTGTTCTCTAAGTTTTTTTTGAATGTTTGGGTCTCCAGTTTTATCCATACTGACATGTGGTGGATTACCACCATATGCAAGAAATCCTTGTATCCATTTTCCATAGTTCAATACATTAGTCCACCATCTATCTACTGTAGAATTATCCATAATGTCATCTATCAAAAATATTTCTTCATTCATTGTGTCGATATTTTTAATCATTATCTAACTCCAAAAAATAAGTTATTGCAATTCTATCAAATTCTGCTTCCCAAGATACACTTGTGACTTTATGTGGTATGTCACCTTTAAATAAACATGCAGTGCTACCTTTTGGTGTAACTGCACCTCTTCCTAATGTAATGTCATGGTTAAAGAATAATGTTTCTCCACCCCACTTTCTTAAATCATATGAGTCTGGATTAAGATAAACTATTAAACTATAATCAAGAGGGTCTGCATGTGTCCAACATGAATCACCAAATGCATTTCTATTGATATATGCATTTGTAAAATCTTTTTTAAATGGTTTACCTACTATTTCATTGCAATATGGAAGATATACATCAAATATTTCTTGAGTTATTCTTTTAATCTCTGGATGTAATTTGTAAATGTTTGCACTTGTTCTAGATTCATCGTTAACCATTAATGATTTAAATTCATCTGGATTTTGGTCAATCAAATCTTGAGTAACTTCATAATTTCCAATTTTAAAAGGTGTTATTTTATCTGCATTTAAATATCTCTTTTCTTTTACTATTTTTTGTGGTAGTTCATCAATAGTTTTTCCAGATAATTTTTTAGCTAATTCAATTTCAGAAACCTTTAAGTCTTCAGCATTTTCATAATATTTACAATTTTCAGTTTTAGATGCATTCATAAACCATGTGGTTTTTTCTTTTGTTCCAGAAATTATCTTAGAATCAATTTCTAACACTCCAGTTTTTGGATTAAAAGCAATTGCAGAATCTATATGTGAGTCCATTGCATTAATTGGTGGATTTTGATTATAAAAAATTTGGTTTTTACTCCACTTACCCCACAAAGACATGCAATAATACCATCCAGCTGTATCTGCATTGTCTACTACATCACTGATAACGAATATATCGTTACCCATACTGTCTGCACTAAGAACTTTGTAATCTTTTTTCTCTTCGTTTTTTTGCAATTTCTCTTTTCCTTAATTGTGCTTGAACAATAATTCTTTCTTTTTTATTAAGACAACTAATGTCTTTAGGGCCCCATGTTGAACCAATACGAGTTAGTTTATCACATGCAGTTAACATATGATTCCATACATCATCTTCTGCACTTCCTTTTCTATCTGTTTCGAATTCTTTTCTACTGAATTGTAGAGAGGTTGTTTTGTTTTTTTCTGCATACTTGGAGATTTCTCTACCGAGTTCTGCATAAAACATTTCTTTTGGTGTAATATCGTAATTACTTATCTTGTTCATAATATAGTCCTATCATAGTATAAAATGGTTTTCAGTATATCAAAAAATGTACCTATAAAGCAAATTTATTTTTCTGGAAATAGTTGAATAACATTATCCTTGTTTTTAGATTCTTTTTTTAATTCTTTTTCGTCTTGGTCATCTATTTCTTTTTGTAGTTCTGGTGGGAGAGTATAACCTAAGTTATTAAGATAATCACCTAAGATATATGGGTCTAACATATCTTGATTCCATTCTTGTTCTGAAAGTAAATCATGACCATCTTCTTGTATTAAGTTTTGTCTACTTCTGAGATAGGTGTCACATATCATTGAAAGATGTGTAACTGCTTTGTAAAGTGATATCCAGTCACCACTCATTTGGATTGAATCATCATAATCATCTGCAAATGCAATTGACATTTTTTTGAACCATCCATCATCACTATTGACAATCAATGCAATGTCTCCTCTTTTGAGTTTAAGAATATGTTCTTTATCTGCCATATTAGATGCCAAATTTTAATTGGTCTGAATCTGGTATGACTTGAGTCCCATCATTAAATCCTGCTTCATCTGGAAAATGTATTGTCATATCAATACCACCTTCTAAATCTTGATTACTAGTGTGTTGAGTTATTTTTGGATGGTTAGAAGGTAATCCAAAAATACCACTGTGAATATCTTGTAATGTAGTATCTACTCTTGCACCACCTACAAAGTTATAACATTCTTTTAACACTCTTGCTTGACCAACTACCTGTGGTGTATGTGTTACCCAAACATTATCTGGTATTGTGCTTCTTCCATATCCATTTGCAATGCACCATGCATGAACTTCATCTGTGATTGCAGTATTAGAATTTTTTTCAAAATTCATTTTGTATTTTATACCAACAGCAGATACCAGAAGGTCATTTGCACATGTTAATTTAGTTATAAAAGTTTCTCCGACACCCTCTTCTTGAAGATGTATGTTAAATTCATCTGGAGATACAGTAGTATCACTACTTATTTTCTTTGCTTCGTAATCTGCATTTGATAATGCAGCAGGGCCTGATGTTTGTTGAGGTATAGTTCTTTTTGCAACTGTTTCTATTGGATTGTATTCGTTACACATTGCCTTTTTCCAGTCACTTGCATATCTAAAAATGTAATGTTTTTTTATAGAAGTATATGAATCATTTTTTGTAACTTCTGTATCATCAATCCAAAATGTCATAGGTGGAACATATGCATCTAATCCAGAATTTCCTATCCATTGTGTTATTCCATAACTTGTTGTGTCATTAGAATCTTCACCAGCAATTGAAGGAATCGTTACCATGGGTTTACCATCTGCATTTTGTGAACCTGTGGTGTTAAGATTTTCTGGGAGATTTTCTACTTTATTGAAATTTCTGTTAGGGTCAACCCAATGTTTACCATTAAATGAACTATTATCTTTTACTTTACCATCACGAATAATCATACCTTCGTAATGTGTTGTCCATAATGTTCTAAAATCTGTTTCTGAACATGGTGTTAAATGACCTTCATTTGATGTGAAAATACAACTAACATGCACCTCATATGAATTGTCTTCTACCCATGAAGGAATAGTCTGTCCAATTGCATCTGTAGCCATAATTAACCTCTAGTTATTTTTTTAACTCTTTCAATTTGTTGTGAAATGATTGCTTTACGATTAGGCCAATAGATATATTCTTTGTCCTCATTTTCCATAAGTTTATGTAAAAGTGGTAAGATAAGTTCTTCTGCATCTGCAAGACTTGATTTCAATTTTGATACTGCAACATCTGTAGAACTTCCTACATTTGTTTTTGCTTCATCTAATTCATCTAATGCACTAGATACTAATTTGTTGAGGATATCAACTTTTGCATCTAAGTTTTCTATCTGTTCAGAATTAACTGCACCTTTTGATGACTCTGCAACTTTCTTAAGGTCTTCTGCAATCTTTTCATTAAGAGCTGCACTTTCCCCTGTTTTAGTTGTAAGTTCATCTTGGTCTACAGCAGTGAAACCAAAATCGAAATTATCTGCCATTACTTCTTACCTTTACTTCTTTTTATTTTTTCTCTTGCATCAATAACTGGTTCAACAGTTTCATTACCTTCTGTTTTACCACCATCAAGAGTAGATTCGACTTCTTGTTGTTGTGCAACTTGTTGTCTAATCTGTGCTTGAGTTTGACTTTCTGCAATAATGATTTCTCTTAATCTTCCGATTGTTGAGAACTCTTCTGCTTTAAAAGTTCCTCTACTCGCTGCAGTATCAATAACTGCAACCATTTGTGCAAGTTCTTTCAGACCTAAAATCTGTGTTTGCATCAAATCAACTTTTTCTACTTGTTCCATAATATCTCCATACTATATTTTATTCCAATTAATCTAAAGGATTACTTGGAAACCTTTTGATTGTTACTGGGACATCACCTGTCTGTGTATCAATCTGTTTAATTACTGGTTCTTCTACATTATAGTCACAAACAATGTCTGTGCCTGGCACGAACCATCTACTTAAGTCCCTATTGTAAATCATTTCATGAACTAATCCACTCATAGGGTCTATAATCTTTAACAATCCCATTACTGGGTCGTAATGACGAACCTCTGCAATTCTACTTACACCATTATCAGTGTAGGTAATTGCTCTGTCTTCATCAGTTAATCCCAGTCTGTTAATTGCCTTTTCCATAATAGTATTTATATCAATACTTACTTAGGAGTTAGGTCAAATCCAGCATCTTCACAAATTTCTTTGGTAACAGATTTAAAAGGCATAGTCTTATCTTTAATTGCAAGTAAGAACTCTGCTTCAGATTTCTCAAGTGACCTTAAAGTGTTTAGGAATATTTCTTCCTGTTTTGTAACTTTACTTGTGCTGTTTGCAAGACCACCTTTTACCCAATATTGCATTCTCTTGAATACACGAATGAATCTTTCTGGAGCCATGTCCATTGCACCCTCTGGTGTATCTGGGTCTCCAATTTGAGTTCCTTCTGGTAATCCCTCTGGTAAAGTAAACTGAACTCTTTCATCAAATGCAGCTTTAAGTGCATATTTGACATCGTTTCTACTAGTAAACTGTTTTAAAATATCAATTTTAGATTGTTTACTTTTTGTTTCTTCAACCAATGCAAGTATTTCTACAATACTTGGATTTCTTGGAAGGTCTGCAACTGTTTTAGTTTTAGGCCCATCAAGAACTTTCTTTTGAGTTTTCCCAATAGATTCTCTTATTGCTTTACCAATTCCTGCTTTACCAAGAGTCTTGGACTCTGCCATTACCATAGCTGCATCATCAACGGCAGAAGGTAATTCTTCTTTTGTTAAAACTGCATCTGCTTTCTCTAAAGCAACTTCTTGTTCTTTTTCTTGAACAATCTTCTCTAGAGTTTTTTTGTTTAATGACCCTTTAGGTCTTCCTCGTTTTGCCATAATTTAAAAGTCTCCGATATTTTCTTGCAAATCCATGAGTCTATTCTTGATAAAATAATTTAATAGTCCACCTCTTGATGCAACTTTTACATTATCAAATTCTTCTAGGATTTGATTTTTGTATTCACTAGGTATATAGGTCAAATCAATAAGACTTCTATTCCTAGATAAATTCCTGTCTACCTCACTGTCATTCATAACAAGAGGGTCTTTGATAGTTGTCCTTTTCTTTTTAGACAAAGGTCTCTGTCTCAACCCAGATACAAATACATCATCTTGAGATAAACAGTTAGGAACACCATCCCCAGTATCACCACTAATTATATGGTCAGTGAGATACTCTAAAGCTTGTTCCTGTGTTAGTTTAATATTACTCTTTGTGATAGGTGAAAATTGTTTTACTTTTTTATACCTTTGAAGTTGTTGAAAATCTTTATCACCACTAATAATCATGATGTTTTCTGTATCACCATACTTCTCACAAAGTGTTCCTATGATATCATCTGCTTCACATTTTGATACTAGGATATATTTATAAGGAAAATTCTCTTTTAATTCGTCTCTAATTACAGTTATGCAATCAAATATCTGACCCCAATCTTTGGTATCTTTATCTCTACTTTTTTTACGATTTGCTTTGTAGTGTGGAAAGATGTCTTTTCTCCAGACATTATAGGAGTCATCTGCAAGAACTAGTTCTCCATAAGTTTTACCATACTTTTTACGATACATTACAAGTGACTTAAGTGCAATGTGTCTTACTAGGTCTTCATCTATTGGTTCTACTCCACCTCTGGTTGATGCCATTAGTGATGCAATTAGAACCTGTGTTAGGTCTACGATAATCATTCAGTTCTTAATAATATAGTGTGTTCGTTAATTCTTCCTGTAGGTTTAGATGATTTTGTGTTTATTTCATCTAATACTTTACTTAATACTATTTTACCACCTTCTTGGATTCTGTCAAGAAAATATTCTGTCTTGTTTCCAATTTTTTTAGATGCACTGTATTTACCAAAGTTTTGTATTGTTGTTCCTTTGACTCCAAGACCAGCTCTATCTTCTGCTTCATATTTGGTAATCTCTTTGGTTTTTGTGTTGAATGTCCATAGTTGCATTGCACCAACGATTAACTCTGGATTAACTGATGTTAGATGATACTCTGTGTCTGTTATCTTGTAGTTTATCTTTTTAGTTTGTTCCTGTGCAGTGTAAACTTTTTTCTTTCTTGGTTTTCTTTTTTGATTTGTCTTACCTTTTGCATACTTATCACAATCTGTTCTGATACTACAAATGTATTTGTATGCATCCCTTAGTCCTTTTTTAGATAAGAATGAGTATGCTTCTTTTAATTGTGGACATTTACCTTCAACTGCTTCTTCTAATTCTTTTTCTAAATTATGAAAATTGTCACCCACTTTTACTGCAACTGGGCCTGATACTTGTTCATCTGTTAGATATGCAAAGACATCGAATTTATTTTTAGGGTCATCAAAATATAAATCTATTTGGTATTCTATTTCACCAGCATATTCATTTGCTTTGTTTAGAATTCTTTCTTGAATAGAGATAACTGGTTTCTTTTTCTTCTCTTCGTCTTTGATTGCTTTGAGAGAGTCTATATCTGTAATACATTTATTAATATGTTTTTCTATAAACTCAGTTGTAGATGGACTTAATAAATCACCTTCAAACATACATGGAACTGAATTAGTTTGCATTCTTGCAAGTGCAGCTGCAGTTCTAGGGACATATTTAAGTCTCTTTATTCCTTTAACATATTTGTCTTCATAATCCCTATCAGACATCCATGTTGATAACCACTCACCACATGATTTGTTATCACTCATGTAGTTATACCAATTCATGCATCGTCCTTTATCTCTGTCATCCTCTGCATGTGGTTCTATACCATAATAGATTTCATCAAGAGATTTTGTATTTCTCTTATTTCTCATCTAAATTACTTATAAAAATCGAAATTTTAAGTATTGTCACCCTCAGTATAAGTAGTTCTTTGTTTATCGAACTGACCTTTACCTGTAAGTGGTTGTTTCTGAAAAGGGAAGCCTTCTTCTCTTTTCTTAGGTAAATTATCCATGTAATTCTTTACTTTTTTCTTCTGTTTATCTTCTGCAACAATAATACTACTACCGATTGCAAAGATACCAGCACCAAGAAGTAAAAGAATTTGTGTTATTATTTCCCAATCCATTCTATATCCTCTTTTGGTATTACTTGATATGCACCTTTGTTATACGCTGGTGCAACTGTAAACTTTTTAGACTCTTCTAATTTCCAACTATTATCTATATTCTTTGTTGGTCTTGCATTGACACCTAAAGAAGGATATTTCTTCCTGTGGTCTTCTGATGCCTTCATCCTATCTAATTCTGATTGACTTGGTTTGTGTGTTTTGTATGACATAGTATGACACTTTTTCTTTGTAGAAAGACTTTTGGTCTTTCTTTTACGACCTGTCATGTCATACCTTAAACTGTTTCCTAAATTTATTGTACCCATAATGTAACTAAGTTCCTCAGTAAGAAAAATAATCCTACTGTATTTAACATAATCAATGCTCTATCTTTCCATGCAATAGAGACACCTACCCAACCACTGATACCAATGATTGATAAAATTAAATCTACATTTTGTAATTCTGGAATCCCACGAATTGACATTGCACCTAACACAAATGCAGAAGATACCCACTTAAGATACCAATCCCATGTGTACTTTGGTGTTGCAGATTTAAATATCCTAGTAGAGTTTTTTAACTCTTCTTGAGTAAACTTACTAGACTGTTTCTTTGCTTTTTCTTTGAGACTCAGCAATTTGCTTTTTAAGTTCTTTTTCAAAATCTTTCCATTCCTTAACTGTTTTGAATTCAGTTCCATATTTAATTAATTTTTGTTGTTGTTGAGGTTGACTCATCTTCCTTGTCCTCTATATTTTTTATAAGACCTTTTTTTATGTTTGTTCATATGAGACATAGAAATTTTAGTCCTACGACTCCTACCGCCTGTACCCTGTGATGTACATTTTCTTACACTTACATGTGTAGTTGTAAATCCTCTACTCTTTACTGCCATAATGCTCCATACTCTCCACTAAAAAGTGAAGTGACAACGATGATGGGGAAGGAGAGAGTAAACCCAACCATCAGCACCTTTAGGGATTTTATATGAGAAT